GTGTGATGACCGCCGCAGAGACTACCTCCGGCGCCCGCCCGAAGAACGCGCACATCTTCGCGAAGGCAGAGGGCCTGCACTACGTAGAACCCGAGTGGGTCTCGAGTCGGCTGTTCGAGGTCGAGCAATTCCCTGGTCTGATCTGGGAGCCGTTCGCCGGCTGGGGACGGATCGCCGAGGCCGCTCGCGCCGCCGGCTACACGGTGCGCGCAACCGACATCACTGATCGGGGGTATCCGCTCGACGCCGTCGAAGACTTTCTCAACATCGACCACATCGATCCCAAGACATCGATCGTCGGCAATCCGCCCTTCACCGACGCGATCGTGCAGCACGCGATCAAGCTCAATCCGATCAAGATGGCGCTCGTCTGGCCCTTCGCGCGGATCGTCGCGGCGTGGCCATGGCTCGCGACCGCACCGCTCGCTCACATCTGGATGCTGACGCCGCGGCCGGCGATGCCGCCCGCGTCCTACATCGCCGCCGGCAAGAAGCCTGAGGGCGCTCGAGTCGAGCATTGCTGGCTCATCTTCGAGCGCGATTACGACGGGCTGCCGCAACTCGGATGGATGCACCGCGATCGTAACGGACACTATGCGTAAGATGGACACCCCGCCACTGCTTGCGCTCATCAAGACGAATGAAGCGGGCGCCATGCCCGCTCCTATCAGCGCGCCGTTGGCGACCACGAACGACACCTCGCAATCCGACGACGAGACGATGCGGCTGGCATTGCGCGCAGCAGTGAAGGCAGCAGGCAGCCAGCGCGCGCTTGCACGCATGATCGGCGTCACTCATCCAGCCGTTGCTCTATGGAACCGCGCTCCCGCCAAGCATGTCATCAACATCGAGCGGGCAACCGGCATACCGCGTGAGCAGCTGCGGCCTGATCTCTACTCTCAACTTACACTCCCGGAAGCCATCAAAATTCTTAAGGCGGCCGGTTATCGCGTCAGCAAGCCGCGCCCGCCGAAGAAGTTTAAGCGCGGCAAGGACCGCGTCGGTCCGACCTTCGTCGCCGAATTTGCCGACGGCGCTGTCACTCGCATGAGCACGTTCACGTCGGTCGAGAAACTCGATTGGGACCGCGGCGTGCGCTTGTCGATAGCGGCGTATCAATCGCGCTGGCGGCTCGCACGCGCTCAATACCGCGAGTGGAATGGCAAGCGCTATCTGCTTCATCTTCCTGCCGCACCAGTTCCTCCGACCATCATCGCGATGCAGTTCGAGCAGGACGGCAAGGTGCTGGAGGTGCGGCCGTGAAAATCCTCGGCATCGATCCCGGCATCAACGGCGCGGTCGCAGTCATTGAGATGATGGACGGCGTCGACGGCATCGCGCCGAAGTTCCTCGGCGTCACTGATATTCCGATCGTCGGCGCCGCGGCGAAGACGCGGGTCGACGCCATCGAGCTGCGTAACTGGATCGAAACCCATAATCCCGACTTTGCCGGCATTGAGCGTGCCGGATCGATGCCGGGGCAGGGCGTCGCGTCGTCGTTCAAGTTCGGCCGGGCGACCGGAACGATCGAGGCCGTAGTCGCCTGCTGTGGCGTCCCGATGGTGCTGATCGAGCCTTCGAAATGGAAGCGCGCGTTTCACCTCAACGCTGACAAGGAAGCTTCGAGGCAACTCGCGATCCAATTGTTTCCGCACGCCCATGGCGAGCTGAACCTCAAGCGCTGGCACAACCGCGCTGAAGCGATGCTGATCGCTCTGTTCACCGCCAACAACCGAACGGGGCGTGCGCTATGAGCCCGCAGGCGCATTCACCGTTCGGCGGCAGTGTCGCGGCGCGGGTTCTGCGCTGCCCGGGGTCAGTCGATCTCATCTCGAAAGTGCCTCCAGAGCTGCACAAGTCATCCGATTATGCTGATCGCGGCACGAGCATGCACATGGCGATGGCCGCTCTCATCGCCGAGGACGTGCACGTCCCAGTCGAGAGTCTCGCGGGTAAAAAGTTCGGCGACTACACGATCACGCATGACGATATCGAGAACTTCCTGCGGCCGGCATACAGCTTCGTGGAAAAGCTCTTAGACGTGCCCGGGGCCGCCTACTACCTCGATCAACGTGTCATCTTTCCTGCGATCGCCAACACCTTCGGCACGCTCGATTTGCTTATCCGCATCGACCACACGGTTCATGTGATCGATTTCAAATTCGGTGTCGGCGTGCGCGTTCTCGCGCTCACTCCAGACGGCGACGACGATGTTCTCAATTCACAGTTGCTGTTTTACGGCGCCGCGGCGCGCCACTCGCTGCCTGAATTCTTCACCGGGATCGAGGACATCGTCCTCACGATCCTCCAACCCGTAACGACCGATGCCGATAGCGAGATGGTCTCGACCGTTACGGTCACGCATGCCGAGCTGGACGAATTCATCGCAGCTTATCGCGTCGCTTGCGCGGAAGCGTTGTCGGAAGCACCACGGCTGAAGGCGGGGCCATGGTGCAGGTTCTGTTCAGCGCGACCGATCTGCAAGGAGCACACGAAACCGCTTCTTGATCTCGCTGCCTTTACGGTGCCAGCGCCGTGGAGCACGACTCGCGCGTTCTTCGGCACACCAACAGCGAAAGAAGAATATCTGAAAGTCCTCGCGGCAGGACTCGAGCTTGCCGACGCGGTCAAGGACACCTGCACGGCGCTGCATGATCAGGCTAAGCGCGCGCTGGAGAACGGCGATAACGTACCAGGCTATGCGCTTTCGAACGGCCGCGCCGAGCGCTATTGGCGTGATGCGATCACTGCACAGGTAGCTCTGCTGAGCCTCGGCTTCGAGCATGACGATCTTGTAGAAGTTGAGGTGATGCGTTCGGTCAAACAGATCGAACTCCGAGCGAAAGCGCGCGGCCTCAAAATCCCACCCGAACTAATCATTTCACGCCGCTCCGGTGTCTCATTGAAGCGGAGTGAGAACGTGCGCGTCCCGGTCCTCGGACGGGACGAGCTTGCACGCGCATTCTCCGAGGCACTCGCAGTCTTCACAGAGGAGGCAAGACAATGAGTGACGACCATGACCACGATCGCGATCGCGATCGCGCCGACGATAACGGCGAACACGAAGAGTCCGGGAGCAAGCAAGTCGCCCCCGTGCTCACGGGCAGCGCGCTTGCTGCCCTGAATGCGCTCGCAACTGACCTCGCCAAGGTCAATACGGCCGCCATCATCGGTCGTAGCGGCAAGCCGATGTTGTTGTTCAAGCGCGAAGGCAGCGGCACCTGGATGTTCGGGCAGAAGAAGACCATCCCCGAGCCAGACAGCCACTGGGCCGTCAATCCGTTGACGTTCCAGTGGGGGTATATCTGTTTCGGCGACAACAACAAGAAGCTCGGTGAGCATCTTGTTTCTGTCACTCAACCGAAACCGCTGATCACAGACCTGCCCGATCTAGGCTTCAAGTGGCAGGAGCAATGGGCCGTCGAGATGAAATGTATCGACGGCGCAGATGCTGGCATCGAAGTGATCTTTAAAACAAACACGGATGGTGGCGTTAAAGCCCTCGTCATCTTGTTTGACCAGGTACGCGATCAGCTCAACCGCGATCTGGCCAAGCCTCCGAAAGAGCGTGACGGCAAGATCGTAGCGATCACGAAGCTCGGAAAAGAGAGCTACGTGCACAAACAGTATGGGACGACTTGGAAGCCTGTGCTGGACGCTATCGATTGGATGCCGCTGAGCGGTCCAGCACCGACTCCTAAGGAGCCGGAGCCGACACCGCCGCAGTCGTCAGGTCCGGGCCCTAATACGGCCGGAGCTGCCGAACAGCCGCGACGTCGACGCGTTGCCTAAGCCGGTGCGCGTACGCGCGCACCCGATCAAGGCGAGGCCGGCCGAGCGGCGGCCTCGCCTGACTTTTCTGAGTTCTCGGAAATTCCGATGTTTAACCCCGACGACATCGTCTGGTTCGATTTCGAGGCCCACGGCGGCGCGCTCGACCTGAAGGCCGCCGGCGCGTTCCGCTATGCCACCGCAGCATCAACGTACGCCAACGCTCTGGCCTACGCGATCGGTACCTCACCAGCGCAGACCTGGCACGCCGATGGCAAGATCCTTGACTGGGATTTCGCGCCAGACAACCTGCGCGCCGCCTTCGAGCGTGGCGCGATCTTCGCGGCCTGGAACGCGACCTTCGATAGCTGCATTTGGAATTTCGCCACTTTAGGATTTCCCTTCCTTGCGCCAGAACGCGTCATCGATGTGATGGTGCAAGCCGGCGTCTCCAACCTGCCGATCGATCTCGAAAGTGCGTCGCGCTACCTCGGTGGCGCCGGCAAGCAAAAAGACGGCAAGCAGCTCATTCGACTGTTTTGTATCGAAGGCGCGAACCCGCAGCAGTGCTGCGCGGAGTGGGAGCGCTTTCTCGCCTATGCGCGTCAAGACGTTACAGCGATGCGCGACGTGTATCGTAAGACGCGGCTGCTGCCGCAGGAGGAATGGCAGCAGTATTGGGCGTTCGAGCACATCAACCGCCGCGGTGTGACGCTCGACATGGCCTTCGTGCGCAATGCCGCGGCGCTCGCGGCCGAGGATGCCGTCGCCATTGGCGTTCGGTTGGCCGTGCTAACCGATGGAGCTGCCAACAAGGTCACGCAGGCAAAACGGATCGCAACTTGGCTGCACGACAACCTCACCGATGCGGCGATGCGCGAAATTCTTATCGTCGGCGTTCCCACCGATGATGACGACGACGGCGGCGGTGGCGATGGCGCCGCTGATAAGAGCGACGAAGAAGAGCCACCAGAATTCAGTCTGAGGCGTGATCGCGTTGCCCGCGTACTGGCGATGTTGGATGCCAAGCGCGCCAATGGCGGTCTCAATCCAGATGAGGTCAAAGCGCACGAAGTCGCAACGCTGCGGCTCTATGGCGCCGGTGCCGCGCCGAAGAAGTTCGCACGCCTTGAAGCGCAGCAGATCGACGGCGTGCTGCGTGGTCAGTATCGGTTCGCCGGCGCCGGGCAGACCGGCCGCCTGACCAGCCGCGGGGCGCAAATCCAAAATTTGACGAGAGACGTGCTCGGTGCGGACGGCGCCGCGGAGGGTCCGCTGGTCGAGGCGATCGCCAATGGCTGCGACTACGCAACGCTGGCTGCGGCCGGTCCCGTCGACGTGCCGCCGGCGCGCAAGCTGGCGTTGATCGTGCGTCCGGCCATCGCCGCCGAGCTGGGAAAGCTATTCGCGTGGTCGGATTGGTCGATGATCGAGGCGCGGCTCACGCCCTGGCTCGCTGCCTCGGAGGGCGCCGAGCGTGCCCTCGACGTCTTCCGCGCTAACGACCGCGATTCATCGCTGCCCGACAGTTACGTCATCGCCGCGGCCAACGTCTTCCACAAGGACGTGCGTGCGATAACGGACTGGGAGCGTAGTGTCGGCAAGGTGGTGATCCTCGCTTGTGGTTTTTCAGGCAGCGTCGGCGCACTAAAGGCTATGGCGCTCTCCTACCGCATCCACTTCGAAGATGCGGAAGCGCGTCGCATCGTCGACGCCTGGCGCGCAGCTAACCCGTGGGCCGAGGAGTTCTGGGGCGCGCACCGCGACGGCGAGAGCTACGGCCTCTGGGGCGCCGCGATGACCGCCATAGAGGTGCCCGGTCTCGTCACCAGGGCCGGCCGCCTCGCGTTCGTCTTTCACTCCGAATACCTCGGCGGCACGCTGTTCATGGTGCTGCCATCGGGCCGCCTGCTGACCTACCCCCGCCCAAAGTGGCGCGAAGTCGACGTCCTGGACAAGGACGGCAATCCGACCGGTGAGAAGCGCACCGAGATGTCGATCCGGCGCGCACACGGGCGCGCGAAACTGTGGCGGGGCACGCTCTGCGAGAATGCCGTTAGCGGCACGGCCGCGGACATCCTGCGCATAACGGCCACGCGGATCGAGACCAACCCAGCGCTCGCATGGATGCCAATCCGCATGACCACGCACGACGAGATCCTGTGCGAGGTCGACGCGGCGCGCGCCGATGAGGCGAAGGCAATTCTGCGGCGCGAGATGCTGACGCTGCCGGACTGGGCCGAAGGCTTGCCGCTGCAAAGCAAGGAAAGCGTGGGCGCCCGCTACAGCAAGTCGAAAACCGCGCTTTTGAAGGGGTAGAAGTATGAACGCGCCCTTCACCGCGCGCACCCTGTACGGCTACCAGCAGCGTGCCGCGACGTTCTTCTATGAACGCGACGCCGCGTTCCTGGTGGCGCCGCTCGGCGCCGGCAAGGGCGCGGCCGCGCTCACGGCACTCGCCGAGCTGATCCGCGACGGGCACCGCCGCCACGCGCTTGTCATCGCCCCCAAGCTCGTCGCCGCGACCGTGTGGCCGCGGGAGGTCACGCTCTGGCCGCATCTCGCGCATCTGCGCGTTGCCGTTCTCAACGGCACGCCCGAGCGCCGGCGGGAGCTGCTCGCTGCCGCACCGGCGCGCGAGGTGACGGCGATCGGCGTCGATCTCGTGCCCTGGTTGGTGGGCGAGCTCGCCGGCCTTGCCGACGATCACCCGCTGTTCGACGTGCTGATCATCGACGAGACGTCGCGGCTCAAGGATCCGAGCGGCAAGCGCGCCCGCGCGCTCCTCAAGGCCGCCGGGCGATTCCGGACGCGATGGGGCCTGACCGGCACGCCGCGGCCGAACTCGAGCATGGACCTGTTCATGCCGACCGCCATCGTGACCGACGGCACGCTGTGGGGTCGCGCCTTCGTGCCGTGGCAGAAGCGGCACTTCCGGCCGCGCGATCCGTTCGGGCGCGAATGGGCGCCGCTGCCGGGAGCAGAGGAGCGGATTGCCGCCGATTTCGGCACCGTGGCGATGACGGTCGCCGACGAGGATATGCCCGACCTGCCCCCGCTCAACGTCGTCGAGACGCACCTGCAGCTGCCGGACACCGTGATGGCGACCTACCGGAGGATGGCGCGAGAGCTGTTCACAACCGCCGAGGGGCGCACGATCGAAGCGGCCTCGCCGATGATCGCGACCGGCAAGCTGGCGCAGATCGCGAATGGCTTCCTCTACGGCGAGGGCAACAACGATGTGGTCTTCGTTCACGACCTTAAGATCCAGTGGCTGAAAGAGTTGGTCGAAAGCCTCGGCGGCGAGCCGCTGCTCATCGCCTACGAGTTCATCGAAGACCTGCGGACCATTCGGCGCGCGCTGGGCGAGGTGCCGGCGCTCGGCGGCGCCACGTCGGCGCGCGAAGCGTTGCCTCTTATCGCAGAGTGGAATGAAGGGGCGCTGTCGCTGCTCGCCTTTCACCCGGCCGCGGCCGGCCACGGGCTCAACCTGCAATATGGCGGATCGCGCATGGCGTGGTTGTCGCCGAGCTGGTCGGCCGAGCTGACCGAGCAGGCGATCGCGCGCATCTACCGACCCGGGCAGGCGCGGCACGTGACCATCCACGTCTGCGTCGCGATGGGCACCGTCGATGAGATGAAGCGCAACCGCGTGCTCGGCAAGATGAGCGCGCAGGAGGCGTTCCGGCGGCATCTGGAGCAAATCTGATGCAAGCGCGCACCGTCTTCCGCCTGGCCATGCTGAAGAACGGCTTTCAGCCGCTGCTGAATGATTGCAAGCGGCCGATCGAAAAAGGCTGGCCGAAGCAGATCGTCGATGAGGCCGAGGTGCTGTCATGGGATCGCAGCGCGCTCGCCTCGACCGGCCTGAAGCTCGACGGCGATCTAGCGGTGATCGATGTCGACGTCGCGGATGCGAGCCTCATCGAGGCCCTGGCAAGCGCGCTCGGCGAGCGCTTTCCGGTGCTATTCGAGCACGGCCTCGTGCGCCACGCCGGCGGCGTCAAGGAAGCCTGGATCGCGCGCGTCGACGAGCCGTTCCGGCGGCTCGCATCGCGGCGCTGGTACCGCGGCAACGATCCGGACGATCCCGCGGCGGTGAAGCATCTGGTCGAGTGCTTTGGCTCGCTCGGAACGCGACAATTCGCCGTTGATGGGCCTCACACCCGCAACGGGATGGGCGAGGTCGTCAGCACCTACCGGTTCGCCGGCGGCATGTCGCCGGCGACGACGCCGCGGACGTCCCTGCCGGTGCTGCCGAAGGCGGCATACGAGCAGGCCTGCGATCTGTTCGATGAGATCGCCGCGGCGGCGGGGCTCGCCGTAGTCAAGGGCGGCAGCCACGGCGAGGCCGACCTGCGGCGCTTCGAGCTCGACGCCGATACCGAGATCGAAACCCGCGACCACGGCGTGATGACGGTCGCCGAGCTGGAGCGGCTCGTGCGCAAGCAGCGCCCACGCGATCTGCGCTGTTCGGGCACCTTCCACGACCCAACGCGAGTGCGAACCGATTCGCACCTCATCAACTGGGGCCGCCGCGGCCTCGGTATCTGGGACGCGATGACTGAAACGACATGGCACCGGCGCGAGCGGGTGCCGTCCGCGCGGTTTGAATTCCTAGCACAACTGATGGAAAGGAGCCCGTTCCAATGAGCGCTTTTGACGGCAAGGCCATCAGCAAGGCCGATCGGGAATTCCTGGATAGCCTCAGCAACCATCCTCTGATGCGGCACCCGCTTTACAGCGTGCCGCCTCCGCCACGGCCAAATTACAGTGGATGCACTACGATTGCCGAGAAAACAGCGAAACAAATCGCGTGCTTTCCGGCTGCCTTGGACTGGATGCTGGTCAATTACGCCTACTACGCCGACGCTTTCATGGGCAAAGGCGGCATCATCTCGCTGGTTGACGGCAAGATGGGAACGATCGCGAGCCTGCGGGGTCTCATGCAGCCCTACGCGATCGTGGAAGAAGGCCCGAGAGGCGGGCTTAAGAAAACATCCGTCGTCGATGCCTGGATGAGCCATCCGTTGCGGGCGCATATCGACGAGGTTCAAACCCGATTTGATCGGTCGCGGCCGACGTTCGAGGAAGGAGGTGTCGTCGTCTATAACCGCTACTGGCCGCCGACGCACCCGACGAGTGGGGGCGAAATCGAGACGTTCAAAGCCTTCTTCGCGCGGCTCATTCCAAACGACACGGAGCGGGAGTGGATGTGGAACTACTTCGCCCACAAGGCCCGCAGGCCGTGGGTGCCGATGATCGCGGTCATCATGGTGGCGGAGGAGTTCGGGACGGGCCGCGGAACGCTGTTCGATATCCTCGAACTGCTGTTCGGCGAGGACTACGTCGTGCCCTGCACGTTCGGCGAGCTGACGGGGACAGCGGCAGGGGCGCGCTTCAACGATCGGATCGCCAACGCGCTCATCGCCACCGTCAACGAAGCCGCCGATGAGGACGGGTACCAGCAGGCACGGCGGCGGCTCGACTACGAGGCGCTGAAGAATACGATCGAGCCGTCGCCCACGGCGCGGCATCGCTTCGAGGCGAAAGGACAGCACGCCTACGCGCAGCGTTCGGCGAGAACCACGATGATCGCGACCAACCATCGTGACGTGGTGAAGCTGCCGCCCGCGGATCGACGCTTCTGCGTCGTCACCTGCGGTAGCAAGATGACGCTAGTCGAGAGGACCGCTATCCGGGCTTGGATGGCAGTGCCGGAAAACATCGGTGCGTTTCGTCGAGCGCTGCTCGCGCGGCCAGCAGTGCCCCTCGACGTGTTCGATCCCTACGGTGACCCGCCGCCTTTCGTGGGAAGGCTCAAAATGATCGGGATGGGCGAGACACGACTCGAGGATGCCTACAGGACGGCAATAGACACGCTCGATGGGTGCCCGCTGTTCACGATGACGCAGATGCAGAGGTTGATCGTCTATTTCGGCGACTTCAGGACCGGCGATTGGTCAGACAAGGCCCGGCACACTGTCGCCAAGAACGCGTACCGGCTGCGGGAGCGAAGCGAGCCGGACAACCGCATCAGGTACCGCAAGCGGCAAGAGATCATCTACGCCCGCACGAACACTGATCAGTTACGCTGGCACGAAGCTGATACAGGGCTGATCATCAGGCAGCTTGATATGGCAGAGGAGTGGGTGACGCAGGTCGTCAACGCCGAGCGTGACGTGCTTGCCGATCTCATGCGCGCACACGACCCCAATCCGCCGCCGAAGGCGCGATAGAGGCGCTTGCACACGGCGATGCACACAGAAAAAGAGTAGGCCAAAATTCAGCTTCGCGAGGGGGTTTGAAGCGATTTGAGGCTTCTATGAGCGCTGATGCGAACACAGTTCTGCACAGGTAATTTGATGCGTGCACAGGATACACAGGCGCTAACGTTTTGTACGCGTTTAATTTTTAAATGAGGTTTGCACGTTGCACACTAAACCCAGAATCAATAGCGGAAGAGAGATAACAAGAAATAATATTACCTGTTGTGTAGTTTGTATAAGGATAGGGATTTTCCCTGCGCACGTGTGCAACGCCGCCGCTGAGCCCCCGCGCGGGATCGCCTTCGCTACGTGACCTCGCTAATCTGTCCAAGCTACGTGATCAAGGAGATGCCCGTGTTCACGATCGACATTGATCCCGCAGACCTCGAAGGTGTTCGGCATTCGATTAACAGAATGGTGCAATCGCTTGAGCATTTGCGGACCGTCGACCTCGGTCGCGAACTAAGCGAGTGGCAAGTTCAGGATGTGCATCGCAACAAGCCCTTCACGATGCGCTATCGTCGAGCAGGTCGAGCACAAACAACGTTCAGACCGCATAGCTGGAAGCAAGTGAAGAAGAGCATCTTGTACCAAAAACGCGGTGGTAAGCTCCTTCCCGTAGCGTTGGGTCGCCGAACGCGAAAAGGCTTTCTCACAGCGATGGCTCGTTACCACGCTTTCCAACCAATAACGAGCACGCGACCATATCTGCGTCCGGAGTTGGTCGAGCAGCTTGCCGAGAGGCTGATCGAGATGGCACGAGAGCAGCTGCGATGGTGATCCCTCATATACGCTTGCCTGATGACATCGTTGTTCCTGCTGCGAAAGCTGTTGCTGACGAACTGATTGCCATTCTCAACGAGCATGGTCGCGAGGTTGCAGGTCCTGCGTTGAGCATGGTCTTCAGCTTCATGCTGTTGGAGTTCGGTGGGCACAGTGAGGACATGGGGAAGTTGAGTGAGGTGCTGCGAGACGTTGGCGAACTCGTTACGAAGTATGGTGCAGCAACCAAACAGCATTCGCACTGAGGCCCGTCCTCGCTTTCAGGGGCAGGGGGGACCCTCGGCGCGGCCGATGGCAGGGAGGTGCCGAGCGCGCGGTTGCCGCGAAAAACAGTAGCGTTATAAGTTTTCAGACCTGCTCAACTGGCGAAAATCGCCAGTTCAAAGTTCCAAAATCGATCTCTGGAATTCACTCCGGAACCGGCATAAACCGGACGGGAACCGTCGCGGAACTGCCCCGGAACCCGGTGGAACTCATGGCGCGCCACTACGAAGATGACATCGTCGATTTCACCGGTGAGACAACCCGCAGACTGCGCCCGCCCGCCCGATACCAAGGCCGAATTCGATCGATTTTCGTCGCGGTCGTGAGTGCTTGTGATCCCCGTCACTTCCGCCCGGCCGATCTGCCCTTGCTGGAGAGGTTTTGCGAGGCCACCGCACTCGCCGAACAGGCGGCCGAGAAGCTCGCGATCGAGGGGCCGGTGGTCGACGGTCGGCTAAGCGCCTGGTTTCTCGTCCACCAGAGCGCGTCCAAGATGGCGAGCGGGCTCGCGCTGAGGCTGAGGCTCGGTCCGCAGTCCCGTGCGCCACGCGCGCCGAAGACGATCCCGCAAACGCCGAGCTTCTACGAAACGCTGGAGTTGGAGGCGAACAATGACGACGACGCTGAGCCCCATTGACCAGAATGCGCTCACGCGCGCCCTTGTGATCGCCCGCGCGGAGAGCGGTACTGAGCGCGCTCGCTTCGATGACATCGAAGCGCAATATGGCTGGCGAGAAGCGGGTGAGCGCGCGGCCTATCACCTGCAGGTCAAAACTCTGCGGCTCAAACCCTGGCACTGCCCACCGTGTGATTGCCGTAGTGACGAGGTCGGGCATGGCTACGGTCATTCGCGCGTAGAGGTCATGCTGCGGCGCCGCATGTTGGAGGCCGGGCTCT